GAACTTATGTGATGGTGATGGCACCGTGAGCTCCTGTCCAGGTGAGAACGTAGATGGTGTACCCAGTGACGCCGACGCTTGAGTATTCAAGATCGCAGTATGTGTAAAGGCTGCACGCTTGAAGCGGGTAGTACGCTGGGTTTGTGAGCACCCGATAGATCGTGTGGTTTAAACAACCGTACTGTGCAGTGTTGTCTAAGTGACCGCAGTCAGTCGGGCCTGTGATTTGACCACCGAGCGAATATGAGCTAGGCGGGCATGTCCAACTGGCTGTGTAACTTGAGCAAAGCGAATCACACCCAAACCACGGGTACGAAGGTTGCACGGTACCGCGTGCACAATCAAGATTTAAGTTAAGTCCTGTAAACCAACTTAGCGGCAACCATGTGCGAGACCCAGCACAGGTGGTTGAGTTGACGTAGCAATAGAAGTTAAAGCACGCCTGTTGCACGCCAACGCATATGTCCTCGCTGTCGCAGTTTGTTCCAATGCACATATAGCAGTTGGTCGTAAACTCTTTATTCATCCACGCATGCTGATAGGTGTACTTTGCGACTGTGATTGTCAGCACCAGCATCTGCGTCATTCCCGCACCTGGCGCTGTGTAACAGCCAAGCGCTGGTGGTGCACCTGTTAACGGGACGCAACTAATGGTGGCGCTAAAAGGGACGTCAAACGTAAACGTTTGATCGTATTCCTCGCACACCGAGTAGGTGCCTCCGACGTAGCACGGCTCGTTGCAGTCGTCAAACTCAGCCTCAGCCTGCCCAGCCTGTCGTACTGTGACACTTGCAGTCCCTTGACCGCAATACCACGGTGCGCCTGCTCCAACAGGCTTCGTCAGCGTAATCGCCGGCAACACAACCGAGTAGTTCCCCTGCGGATGTGTGCCAACGTCGCAGCCGCCGCGAGGCGCGATGTAGTCGCACGTCCAACCCGTCGTAATCGTCAGCGTGCTCATTGCGAGCGTTGTAGGGCACGACGAACTGAGCGAGTAGCACAGGCCTCCAGGGGGCTGACTCCCAGGCTCACAGCAACAGTCGGGGCCTGACGATGCAGGAGGGATGAGACTCGTCATGGCTTCTCCGTCCAGTCGTATTTGACCACAGTTTGACCGGCGAGCGACTCGGCATCAACCCAACCCGTTTGAACAAACTGCTTCCCGTCCCAATGTCCGAGCAGCACGCTGCCGCGACCTTGGAGGATAAGCGACGGGCTATCTGGTGCTACGACGAATCGCTGAGCGCACGCGGTCAGCGAGAGCACGGCCCCCGCCAACAATGTGCACCACGCGAGTAGCCGTAGCCCACTTAATAAGCGAATCGAAGAGCGCGCGTGCAAACTCATAAATCATTTGGCTCCAGCTTGCTCGCTCGTGACGTTGTTGTCACGCGCGGCGATGAGTCCGACGCCTGCGATGACGGCGCTGATGACGGCTGTCCAATCGACGGCAGTGCCATCGCTGAAGCCGGTGAGAACGCTTGCCGCTGCGACGAGGATGGCGGCAATACCTGCGAGTGTCGTTTTATAACTCTTCATGTTTGCGTTCCTTGTGATGTTCCTGGCGTGCGAGCGTGAGGCTCATCGCCTGGAGACTGTTGCGGATGCTGTGAATATTCGCTTCGAGTAACACCATGCGCGCTTCCATCTGTGTGAGCATGGTCTGAGTTCTCACGAGGGACGTCACCAGCCAAGTCACGCCGATGATGCAGGGAATACCCACCATGGTGCCAAAGCTGATGAGTTCCTGCACTGTCATGCACTGATCCGAACGGCGAGTATGCCAGTGATGTTGTCTTCGGTGCCGTTGGTGTAGATGGCTGTGTACGCGGCGATGCTGCTCTTGGCTTTCATTGTGACCACAGTGCTCACAGTCAGCACAGCAATGATGCTGCAATTCAGTCCCGCACTTGTGCTAGCCACCGATGTCTTGTGTGCTGTCGTGGTGCTGAGGTACGCCGGCGTCGTGTTGTTGTAGAGGTACATTGTCATCTGTGCACCGCCAGCCGATGCACCTTGCAACAGCGCCGTCTGTCCACTGATCAACCAAGTCCCCGCCGGCAGCGTCACGGTGCCAATGTCGTAGATCGCGTTGGCGGTTGTCATCACGGTGTTTGTGGTGGCGAAACTCTGCACATACGCCAAGCCTGCAAACGCAGGCTGTTCGTTCGAGATCTCCAGCACATTCGCCGCAGGCTGCGTAATCGTGAGATCGCTCATCGTGTGACCTCGGCATCAATGGTGTAGGTGCCTTGGAACGGTCTATCGACCACGCCACCAGGCGACACTAGCTCGATGTCGTACACACCCTCGCCGGCTGTCAGCGCTGCGGTCTGTGCAGCCGTCGCGGTAATCGTGAGGATGGAATCGGTGGCCGCTGCAATCGACAGATAGCCGTTTGCGGTAGTCCAATCCCACGCAGTCGAGGCTGCATCAAACGATGTGCGGCCTTGCATGCGAGCCGTGTAACTGGTGAGATCGCGTGCGATGAAGGTAACGGTGAGCGTGAAGGTAGTGCCCTGGGGCACGAACATGTTGTAGATCGCGGTCATGTGCACACTCCATCGATTGCTTGGACGTTGACGATGAGCCAGAGAAGCGCGCTGGTGGTATCTCGGCGATGGGGAACAATCCACGCCATCGCGCCGACGTTAATCTTGACCGGCGCGAATCCCGCAGGGATGTTTGCATTGGCCACGCCGTGAGCGACGTATGCCGTGCTGTAGTTGCCGAGTTCACTGATGCTGATGGCCAAACCAGTGAGGCCGTTTGCCTTGACCACTGGGCGGTAATTTGTGTCCACTTGGCATTCGGCCCACTCGTACAACCACATAAACGTGCCGGAGGCAATGACTGAACCACTGCCGATCTTTACGAGCAACCCCTCCGTCGGTGGAGGTACGTAGACTTTCGTGCGCACGCGCTCGATGTCGGTTTCGCCTCGGCCTAGGATGCTCTTGCGGCCTCGGCTCATGACCAATACCCTTGCTCGGCGCGAAGCTTCAAGCGTGCATCGCTCGCAAATATCGAGTTGAAGTCGGCACCAGACAACGGCTGGCGTTTCCAGTCCACGCGCAGCAAGTTGCTACCACTGCGTGCAGGCTTTCCATCAGCGTCGTACTGGGGTACTTGCTCGTGTCCGTAGTAGCGGTCGTAGAGGAACTCGAAGGCGACTTCGTAGTACTCCTCAGCGACGTCGGTAAACGAGATCCCCTCACAGGTGAGTGAGTTGGCAGCAAACGACAAGAAGGTGGCGTTGTTTCGTGTACCGATGTAGGAGTTGAGACTTGTCTGCAAATCGTCCATCGGCGTATCGGCTGCGTCCTGCAGGAAGCGGAGTCTTACGGCGACTTGCGAGACTTGCGTGGAGATGCCTTGGTCGGCGCCTGTGATCGTGGTACCACCAATGTCGGCGGCAGTCGTGTCAGACGCAGCAGGGGGCACCGTAGTCCATCCTGTGCGGTACAGCAGCAGCGACCGAGTGCGCACGGAGTACTCGGTGCTCACGGGCAGGACGTAGCTGTAGATTGGCGTGGCAAGTCGCACTTGCACGGGATCGATGACGTAGCGCGTAGTCCATTTAAGACGCACGCGCATCGCGAGACCACCAGGCATCGTCTCAGCGCTGTACGAGCGGAAGCGGCAGGTGTTTTCCCACGTGGAGGTTGTGCCTGGGAACAAGTCGCCGTTGTACGGAATGATTGCCTCGATGCGCATCTGTTTGATGTCATCGGGGTTGTAGATCGTGTTCAGCGGATTGAGTTTTGTGACGATGATTTCCTGATCAATCGACCCCTCGGTTTCGAGCGTTGGCTCGACCGTCACGCGATTGACAATGAAGTAGGAGAACGTGCTGGTACTAATCATTGGGTGTTCCGATTGATGCTGCGAAGGTACGGAACGTCGCGAGGCCCAATGCTGGTGTATGTGCCATTGCGAAGTTGTTCGCGTCGTGCCTCAGCGTCAGCCTGTGCCGCAAAGAACGCGGCCTGTCCTTCGCTTGATGACGCACCACCAAACGCGCGAAGCTCTGTGACTTTTGAACTCATGTTTCGGTCAGCGCCCACGGCGCCGTACAGGGCCGAGATAATCCGTGCACCCTCTGTGGCGTCTTTGGCAAACTGTTCAAGTCCTGTCTTCTTGCCGCCGCTACCACCAATAAACGCCTGCGTCAAAGATGGGCCACCGGCCACTTCACGCGTTCGATCTTCACTCTTCGCGAGCGCGGCCAGCGTGGTACTGGGAAGCGTGCTTGTCTTTTTCCCCGTCTCTTGGAACAGTCTCAACTGTTCGCGCGAGCCTTTCGTTGCCTCGACAAACTCGCCTAACACTTTGGTGGCTACCAGCAAAGGCGCAACCAGTGCGGCGATTGCAATGCCTGCAACACCACCGGCAGTACCAAACGCACCGAGTGCGCCGACACCAGCACCAAGAGCGCCGCCACCAAGCATGCCGAGCGCTGGCGTAGCCGCTGCACGGCCCATGCTTGTTGCCGCCTGTGAGGCTTTCATGCGTGCAGCGCTTGCTCTCACGCGCTTCTCCGCATCGCGGATTCCCGCGGCAACGCCAGAGGTATCGACTGTTGCGGCAATCTTGAGTGGAGGTAATTTAGCGCTCATGATTTCCTTGCGGCTTTTGTAGCCATGCGCTTGTTGTAAGTAGCAATTGCTTTAGCAAGCTCATCACGCAAACCTCCACGGTGTGTCGCGTGGGCTTTCGCCATGAACTGTCGAGCGTATCGCTTGGGGCCACCAGCGCCACGCACACCTTTACGCCATGCGCGACCCTTGCCTGCGTAAGATGTTCCATTTGGAATAAACGCCCGCCAACCGTTCTCGTAGAAGTGTGCACGCCAACCAGGAAGAAAGTCGCCGTAGTTTCCCTCAACTCGTTTGCCTGGTGCACGCTTGCCAGTAGCCACGCCCACGCCTGCCCACAGCGCGTTCTTGAACGTGAGCACTTTCGCGATCACAGCGCGGCGCGTGTGATGTGCGTTACGCCACACGTGGGTCTTCATAGTAACGGCGACTTTGCGTGCCCACGCAGTGACGGCGATGCGCATCACTTTACGCGTGACATTTGGCGGGTAGTCTTGAAGCGCCGACTCAAGTGCCTTCACGCTGCTGCGATCAATCTCATACTTTAGAGTGATGCCGTAGGAGTTTTTCACGAATGGCTCGCCAATCTGGGATCTCAAGTGCGTCGTTGAGGACAGCCACGGAGAGCGTGCACAGGTCATGCGTGCAGTAGTTCAAGGCTGCACGCAGCACGGTGCGTGCAGCCGGCGTCAGTCCCGTCCTTCGCTGTACAGCGCCTCGCACAATGCAGCCAGTTCACTCACGCGCCTTGCATCCAACGCGAGCACAGCAGGCACCGAGTCGTACACAGGTACGCCATCCTCGACCAAGTGCCGACACACCAGCCACGCATGCAGGTGTGTCGGCTGCTCGGCTGCGCACACCAACGCATCGATGAGATCAATAGCGCTTGGTCTGCGGAGCGTGATGCTGACGCCTTGGTAAACGCACTGCACATCGCGAAGCATGAGAATGTCGCGGATTGATGTCATGCGATTGTGACGGAGCCTGTGATTTGAAACGTGCACGACGCACGGATGACATCGCCAGCCGAGCCAGTGATTTCAAAGCTTGTCAGGATCGCGTTGGCGGTGTACGTCATGTTTGTTGCCGAGGTAATCACCAATGATGCCACGACTCCGGTAGCAATAAATGCTTCAAGCCCTGTGTGGCTTGTTACGGCCTGATCGTAAAAGATTTCGATTGAAGCCGTAGCCGACGTGTAACCAGCAATAAAGGTACGCGGCGTTGAGCCAATCTCCGAAACATCAATCGCTTCTCGCATATTGGAAAACGAGAACGATCCAACACCATATATAACTGCGGCGTTGAAGGAGACTGAAGATAAACCGGTGTTAAGTGCCATAGGTGCTACTCCGTGTAGTAGATGAGGTAACTGTTGGTGTGCTCGGCTGGCTGTGCTTCGTCGCCATCACTTACAACGGCATCGTTAAGCTGACGGCCAATTTCCACGACAGCAGTAAACACAATGGTTGAGTACGTTCCCGCAACGCACGCAGCTCTAATCTCCTGGCTAATTGCGATTGCGTCGAGTGATTGCACTGCAATCGCGCGCACATCGACAACCGCGGATCGCTCTGGCGTTGCACCGATGGTGGTGAGTTCTGTGGCCTGGCAGTCGTAGGTAATCGCCGGCAGCGCTGAATCCTGCAAACGATAGCCAAGCGTAATGCGAGCGTCAGGCACCAACGTGATTGTGGAGCCTGTTGTGAGCATGGTGCGTACTGCGGACTCGAAACTCATTCGACCTCCGTGCAGGTGATCACGGCCACACGGTCGGCCTCGTCGAGATTGCGCACGCCCGTGATGCGAAGCGTGTGGCCGCGAACGTTCAACCGGTCGAGTGTTGTGCAGCCTGAAGCGATCCAGGCAAGCCATCGCGCACGCAGCTCGTAGGTTTGCACCACTGCCACGCCGTCGGCGTATTGGGCTTCGGCTGCGTTGTCGCTGCGCATATCCACGCGGAACTGCGAGGCTGCAACGAACGTGTCATCGCGTAGGCCGAGTGCGTCCTGCGAAGTGCTGGCCGTGTAGACCGTCGCAAGGAAACGCAGGCGCCCAGCACTGATCATCTGAAGCTCGCAGTGGTCGAGATCGAACGCATGATGTATTCGAGACCGAGCGGTACCACGCTAAGGCTGACCGGCTGTGCAGCCTCGGGATTGTTGTACCAATGTCCCACGAGGCTGATGACTGCGTGCGTAACTTCGGGTGGCAGATCTGCGTAACCCGCTGAGTACGTCACGATG